TGGACTTTCAACTCCTAAACCGCTTGCGAGACCCACACCACTCATAGCACCACTAATACCACCTGAAACGACTCCTGCTCCTCCCCCTTGGACTCCACCCTGAAATGCCCCCTGTAGAACCTGAGCTCCTTGTAGCAAACCTTCAAATTTCCCAGCTGCTCCACCCTTCTTCAGTGCCTCACCAGTTTCTTTCCCCAATACTTTCCCAGCACTAAGTCCCATTATCTCACCAAGCTTTTCAAATATTCCCCCAAACTTGGAAAGGAAATCTCCCGCTCCACCATCCTTCTTCTTTTTCTGTTCCGGCTCCGGCCCCTTCTTAATAATGTCGGTCACTTGTTGTTCAGGAAATTCTAATTTCCCCTTATTTAATCCAGCCCCTAGCAATGTGGATAAAATGCCCTGATCAAGTTTGAAGTCCGTTTTCCCTTTAAACAAATCTATTGTCGACGCTTCCGGCTCAAATAATTTTGGGACTTTCATCTTCGTTCGCTGCACCGTTTCAATATTAAATTTCACCCATGCGTCCGATTCCTTGCTCCGTTCTTTTTCTTTTTCTGCTATTTTCTTTGGATCTGTTTCTCCAAGTCCCGGTATCGAAGGAGCACCTCCACCCAAAATAGAAGTATCCACTCCGGCACCTCCAGCACCTGTATCCCTAGAACGTATTACACCAAACTCTTTTTGATTCAAACCATCAATAAGTATTCCTGTTTCAATCAAAGCTTTATTTATGTTAATAATTTCCTCCGCAGTCTCATTCATAGAAATAGTAAGTTCAGCAGAAGTACCTTCTAAAGCTTTCTGTATTCCTTCCAATGGATTTGAATCTATCTTTCCTAATTGAACCAACCGATTAAGAATAGAATCAAGTGGCATCAATATAAATTTTAATAAACCAAATACTTCCCTCACAAATTCCACTACAACAAATGTAAGAGTTTTAAACGCCAGCTTTACCCCTAAAATACCTTTCAATAACATTCCAAAAAACTTAGAAATATTTTTTAATGAATCAACAAAATCGTTACTCACTTTTGTAATACTAACAACAGCAGTATCATTTTCTCCTAATGCTTCAGTTGCAAAATTAAGTTGTCTAACCAGTAATATTAACCAGTCCACAACAAATCGAACCTCTTTCCCATACCTATCCATGAAATCAATAGCTTTGCCTTCAAGAGTAGACTTGAGTTCATCAAAAGATCCCTGCAAAGTATCTCTCATAATATCGGCTAATTCTTTTGCTTCACCTTTTGCATTTTTTAGTATTCTTACAAAATTTTCATATGTAGATAACTGTTTTCTTAATATCAACGCAGCCTTACTTGATCTATCTCCAAATAGTTTCATCACTTCTGGGGCTTCTGAATCTACAAGTTCCTTTAAAGTCTCGACAAGTCCTTTACCACTCTTTGCTGCTTTGCCCATAATAAATGCTAAGTTAGTACCAGCCAAACTTCCTTGTACACCGGCATTACCCAAAAGACCAATAAAAGCTGCAGTTTCTTCAATACTAAATCCAAGAGCTTTAGCCGTTGGTGCTGCAAATTTAAATGCCTCTCCCATCTGTAACACGCTTGTATTTGCTCTTGTGGCAGTAGCAACAAGAACATCATTCACCCTTCCCAATTCTTTAACAGGAAGTTGAAAAGCACTTAATATATTAGAAGCAATATCAGCAGCAGTTCCTAAATCTAAAACCCCCGCTGTTGCTAAATCTAAAACTCCCGGAAGTGCTACAATAGCCTGTTTTGCTCTAAACCCTGCCATACCCAAGAAGCCCAAAGCCTTTGCTGCTTGTGAAGCTGTAAATTCTGTAGTCCTTCCCATCTCTTTTGCAACATTGGTTAACATTTGAAATTCTTTTTCAGTAGCTCGCATGACACCACGAACCTGTGCCATACTCTTTTCAAATGAAGCACCAATACGAATGGAAGCGGCGACGGCAACCCCTGCAGCAAGCACAAAGGTTGCACCAACTGCCTTTGCAGCCTGAGTACCAACACGGCGGACATCCATAAAAGACTTCTGCATTTTAGAAGCTGATTTTTTAGTCTGGTCCTCAGCCTGCTTCAACGCAGTTTTGTACTTCTTACCGTCGATGTCTATTTCTACAAATACAGTTCCTAGCTTTGCCGCCATTAAAATTATCCCTTAGAAATCAAGTAATGTTTTATTTCCATAAAAGCCCTGTTGCACAAATTAAAACATTTCATCTGCTTTCCCTTATCAACCTTGAGCCAATCCATGAAAATCTTTACCGCTACCAAATCCAACCCTAGAATATCCCCCATACCAGTTGTTTTAAACTGCCCCATAATATAGGGGAATATTCTTGCCGCCTCCTCATTCTGTGGAAGCACTTTTGGAATACAGAGAGAACAATCCGGTTTATCCTTTTTTATTTTCTCGTAATATTTCCTGCACTGTTCGCAGTTGGTCTCTGGTTGCACACACCACTCTGCGAACTCTACAAGTTTTTTATTTCTTCGTCGTCCCCACCCATAAGTCTCTTATTCAATTCTTTCATACTCTGAGCATAGAAAGCCGCAAACTTGATCGACTTATTCATCATTTGAACTTTGAATTGTCGTGTGCATGGAATATCTTTTCTGCTCTTATCCAAACACTTTTCCCAATCGATAATAGTATAATCCCAAATCAAAACAGACTGTTGGTCTTCATCAACCGTTTCGATTATGTGCATATGCTCACCTTTGAAAATACGCTTCTTCTTGGTGGTTACTTTTTCAACCTCCCTGATTTCCTCTATAGGACATGTCCTGAGACAAACACGCATACCAGACTCCCCATAATCGAACCACATTCCAGGGTTGAGTTCATCAAAATCAAACTCGTTATCTTTCGGCATATCCGCTTCGTTCATGATTTCAACATCTTCATTTTCATCAATCTCATTATTTTCTTTTTCATCAGACATAATGAATTGCCCTCCTTTTAAATCCTTTGATTAATTCTTGGGTTTACACATGTACGAGTAAACCACTCACCTTGGCTGTAAAATCAATAGTCATCAATGCTGCTTTATCTGCGCCAATATTTACCGAAGTAATATTCACCCAGCTATAGACAGTTGCCTCTCCGGTAGTTGAAGTTCCTGACCACCACTGAGTTGTCTGACACGGCTCAAAGTAACTTGTGTCATCTGTGTACAGTCTCAGGCTTGTGATATCAGTATTATCCATATTAGCCCTCATTAGCAGATCCTGCCCTGTAGCATCTTCTGGATCAAACAGACCACTAAATGTTACCGTACCACCATCCTTCGCTCCAAACTCAAAACTTTTCCAATCATCATTGAATTCCGTTGCTTCCATCTGATCGGCTGTAATACCATCCATCGTCCATGTTCCCATACCGACAACTTTATTTGCACCAACAGATACCTGACAATCCTTTCCAATTTTTTTTCCCATAATTTATATTCTCCTTTTCATTATGAATCATTCACAACTTCTACATTATCCTGACCAACCTCAGCCTCCTCGACAATGCCCAGTGATGCGGGTTCAAGATTTTCCCTTTTATTTAAATCAGGTGGCTTCACCCACCCGAACTTTCTATACCGCTTATACAATTCATACAATGGTCTAGCCACTTCCATCTGTGCTATGTGACCAATTTCAATGGAAGTATCCACCCATATTCTCTTTCCGGCTTTTTTCATGTTCCTGCAAAAGAACACATCTTCACCAATGTGTGTCCCATCTCTTTTCCCATCGATCTTAAACCACGGTCTTGGAGTATCCATAAAGCATCTGGTATCGAACATCATACAACCAGTTCCTATTGCATCAGCCTCAATCAACTCTCCACTATAAACCTCTTTATCAGGAATGTGCCAATACCTATCAGATTTTGGATTATGTTTTAATACTATTGGATCATACGGCGGATACCTTCTATGAACAGGCACGGCCACCACATCCTTATCCCTGTTCTTCAAAAGTTTTATAATTGTATCAACAGGATAAATCTGATCAGTATCCATCATAATCATATGAGTCACGCCTTCAATTAAAGCCTGTTCTACAAGGTTATCCCTAATCGCATCAATCTGTCCCGGCCACTTTGGGATAAGTAAAGTATATTCCTCTGGTTTTTCCATTGTAATGTAACTTATGAAAAAAGATGTATGCACTTTTTCATCTGTAATAGGGAAAGCAATTCCCAATTTAAAATCTTCTGATATTCTATTTCTATTATTTTTTCTCTGGATGTACAGAGCATTATCCCTTGCAGAATTAGCAGGAGAATATGCCCACTTGTAATCATCATCCCAAGGAACAGTTTTATCAACTATAGGATTAATGTGTTTAACTTTTGCATCAGGCGCAAATATATACCTACCTATTTCTTTACACCTATCAGTCAACTCATTATCACAAAAAGAATGAACATACCCAGTATGAAAAAACTCATCATCGAGAAATGGCAACAACCTTCTATGTGCTATCCAATGAGTTGCATTAAGGTTTCCATCAACCTCATCATAATTATCATTTAGTCCAACCAATCCCCAATTCGCATCAAACATTTCCATAGACTCAAATGCTATTTTTAAAAAATTTTTTTCCGGCAAAGTGTCATCACCAAGAAAACATATATATGGATGATTATGCATCTCTATTACTTTGTCTGTCATAGTCTTTATCATTTTCGGACAACCAATTCTCTCCTCATCCGCTTCAGCATATACAGAAATATTCTCTTTTGGTATTCCAGCGTTAGCATAAATTGTATCTACTAACTTTTTTACATTTTCTTTTCTAATTACTGGTATAATTATTGATACCTTTCTATCCTCTTGCTTCATAATAGTCTGCCCTCTCTATGAATCTTCCAGTTAATTTTCTATATGACATATGTCCTGAAGTTTCATCCCAAGCATTAACCCCCTTCATATCCAGAAGCTCAATCCATACTCCATCATATAATCCTGTTTTTAGTTTTCCTTTCTTTATTATTGATTGATATTGACTCCAGCCAAATAAAGAGTGTGTTTCATACTCAATAGGAACATCAAATATATTCCTTTTAAACACCGTGCCACTAGCCCCAATTAGAATTGGAACAAAATGATTTAGACCAAACTTAATAAATCCTTTCTCCCTTTTAAGATGTTCCCAATTATAAATACCCTGTATAAAGAAATAATGATTAGCCTGTACAGCATCTCGATCAAGACCAATTAAAGGATCAAGTAAATCATTTAACCAGTTAGTCGGGACTATAGTATCATCATCAACCTTCGCAATAAATTCATTATCCTTTGTCAATTCTAGGAACTGATTCATAGCCCCACCAATTCCCTTATTCTCATTATTAAAAATAATCTTTTTTATTTTTCTATGACTCCTAAATTTATAAAGAAATGCATCCGTACCATCCATTGAACCATTATCGATAATAATAATTTCACCATCATGAGTAGTCTCAAGTAGAACAGGTAAAGTCTGCTTTGTATAATCCAACCTATTCCATGTGGTATAAAGTACTGGGATCATTTAGATTCCTTTACTGCAAAAAATACTCCGTGAGTATGTATAATTTTATTTGCTTTGTCCGTAACCAAGTCTTCCCTAAATCCTTTAAACTTTGCTTTAATTCCATACAGCTTTCTATGCTCATCATCAGTATAGTAAATCCAACTGTTAATATTCCAAAAACTCAAATGAGTTGGATCTTGAAAAGCCCCCCTACCATCTGTACTAGGAGTGAAGTGTTCAAACTTTCCGTCATGCCTCAGCACTCTAAAAATTTCCTCGATGACGAATATTGTTTTGCCAAGTGGAACGTGTTCAAGAAAATCCCATGCCCTTACTTCATCAACAGAGTTATCTTCCCACATATTCAACCCAAAAGAAACAATGTCTAATTGAACATCTGGATCACACTTAGGGTTATAATCAATATTAACGAAGTCTTCTTTTTTTCTGTATCCACATCCCAAATTTAATTTTACAGGATTTTCAATACTCATTATATTTACCCTCCCTAGTTTATTGTTCTCTTCCAACCCACCATGTTTCCCCATTCTTAACTATAATCTTTCCTCCCACATAATGAAAAAAATCATTCTGATGAACTATCCCCCGATTTACCCTCACTACAGGTAATTGAGTCTTCCATGCTGTATATGCTAAACTCAGTTGATCATTCTTACTTCCCTTTAAATATTCATCATACCAGTATTCTCCAAATTCATTTATCTCTTTAGTATGTCTCCTAATAACAATACCACCAGCAAATATTCCAAAGTCCCTCGGCATCCCTTCCTCTGCATACCTATTTATCTGATCGTAAATTATTTCTATATTATTTTTATATTTCTTATTTTCAACTATCGCAAGTGATTCTTCATAAATACACCGTCTGACTGGGTGCATCCAAAAGGCAATATCGCCATTTTTTAAAATATGTTTAACAGCCTCAAGCAATGGTCCTCTCTTTGGAACGATCATGCTGTCCAACCAGACACTGTACTCACAATTAAAGTATTTATGTGGGAGCATTTTATATCTGGCTGTATCAACTTTCGGATGCCCTTTCCTTTCTAATTTCTTTTTCTGCCAGGGAGATTTAAGCTCTGTTCCATTTTCCATATATGCAACGTAGTCAATATCCTTTGACGGATAAAAACTATTCAAAAAATATTTATCTGTCAGTGCAGTATATACAACACATTCAACCATCCAACTCATCCGATGAATTTTTCTTCTTTTTCTTCTTTTTCTTATCGATCTTCATGGCAACACACATTATATCATTCCATATTGTTAGACCCTCCCCATACTTCGGAAGTTCACAAGATAAAATATCCAATTCTTTGCCCACCAACTTACTCAGAGATTCAACAGTAAATGTTTTTATTTTAGATCCAGTAGAAGGAGTAACAATACACAACAATCCCTCATCCTTCAAAAGTCTGTTAATACGGGCAATGGCAACATTTGGATTATTGGTTGAATAGAAAAAAGAACTTGTCGCAACTATATCGAAAGAACTATCATCAACTGGTATCCCTTCCCCTTCCACTGCTCGGGAGGAATGATAAGTATGCCCACAAAATTCAACTAATTCTTTATGATCCTCAGAGTCCTTACTGAGCACCAAAACATTTAAATTCTTTTTTCCTTTAAGATGTTCCTCAACGAAACGTCTCATAAACTCTATTGCAGTTGCTCTCATAAATTAATCTCCTTCCTCTGTAGAAACTTCCTCAATCTCTGTATTATTAAAATCTAATACTATGTGAGATGATACCTCTTTTAAAATATATGGATCTTCCTCGTCAAATTCCGATGCATCCAAATGATCAACATTAATAAAGTCAACATAGCATCCCGTCTCTATTTCAAATTTCTTTACTCGATTTTTAATATCGAGATTTAATTCAGTTACTTTTTTTCTTATCACCTTTGAATCTACCATCATTGCCCTCCTTAAATTTAGGATCCTGCTTGCTTAAATCGCTCTCCAATCGATTATCTTCTCAAAAAGGTTATATCCTATTAGTTTAAAATTTAAAGCTCTTAGAAACGATTTATGAGCTTTTCTTGTTTAATTTTCTGGTTCCCAAATATAAATTATCTTTGCATCTTTGCCCGTATGTAATCTCCATTTTCTTCCATCAAATGAAGGCACAAGTCCAGATTCCCAAAGATCAATACAAGGTTGAAAGGGATTTTCTCCTTCTCCATGCTTAATATATTTCCAATTCTTTAATACGAAAAATGATGATACATAACCCCTGACAGAATCACCAACAGACTCCCCAACAGACTCCCCAACAGACTCCCCAACAGACTCCTTAACGGAAGCCTCAACAGATTCTCTAACAGAATTACCAACAGACTCTCTAATTGCTATCCAAATAGAATCCCCGACATGATATCTAACAATAGTATTAATAGAATTCTTGACGGAAGCCTTGGCAAAATTCCTAATAGAAGCCCATTGTAGTAATAGTTCCTTTTCATTGTTTGAGACTGTTTTTAATTTTCTTTTAATTTTTAACGGATCAATAATCTTCTTGATTTTTAATTCTGGTATCATAAGAGAAAAATTTAATTTTCTGCATTGTCTTTCAACAGCTTCAGAATCATCTTTTACATTTAATTGATTGATCTTAAATTCTTTGCTTAGTGGATTATACTTATATTTATTTGTTCGGTCCTCATTAAGATTGAAATAATCTGCAATACTGGAATGGCTGTCTGTTCCCAAAGTTCCTAGAGCAGAATTTTTAGAGATTATTTCTTTTCTTATCTTGGCATCAAAATACCATATTCTTTTTTGTCCATTGCTTATACAACTAAAAAATTGGTACATAGTTTTTGGTTCTGCCCCCTCCTTAATTCTTTTCCATTTGCACCAGATACTGAACTGTGTATTGATAAGTATTCTCAAGTGGTGGTCGAGTAAGCTGATAAAAAATTAATTCCATTTTGAAGAATGTATATCCACTTACAGTCAAAGTTGTATTGTTATAAACATTTTTTAAATTTGTAAAAATAGTTTGTATATCCGTATCTGCATTCTTTATGGAAAAGATATTAAACTGAATTATAATATCGTCAACCTGCTCGTCATTAAACCAGTACTCAGGAACCCCGCTCGGCAGGGAGAAGACTATATAATCATCTTGCAGACCTTTCTCTGCTTCAGTATTATACATCCTCCCGTCGACACTATTAAACAAAGTGGAATCGGCTGTGAATTTAGAATATACTGCTGTAAATAATTCCTGCATATTATATCTTCACCAATCCTTTCTTTCCAAACTTTGCCAGTTTTCTCTCTATAGCTTTTTTGTGCAGTTCGAATCCCGGTCTCATGAATGGCCTTGGTTTAATATATCTCGTACCAAACTCAAGATATGGGGCATACTGAACATTTGTCCCAACCACTACCTTGAACTTCTTTCCATTTTTTATTTTCCCGCCATCAGGTTTCCCCACTCCATCACTTATATCACCTTTTCCTTCTGTAGTCCCTCTTGCTTTACTGCTACCAGTCCAATTCACAGAGATACTGTTCATCAACCGACTTTCTATCGGTTTGGGTGGCTGACCTACGGCACTTGCATAGGTAATTGGTCCCTTCTCATTTTTCTTTTTTGATCTTGGTTTATCCCGATCCGTTCTTGATCGTGACATACTTTTCTTTATATCACCAGACATCTGCATCCCGATAGCTACAAGACCCTCTTGTAACGAGTTAGTAAGTGGATCAAGTTTCTGTGGCTTCCATACAACTCGTTTTTTAACTGTCATCTATCTGATCTCCTTACAAAAACACTGAAGCTTCCTGTTCCACTCTTTAGGGTTGATAATATATTTTATCTGAAAAATTCGACCACCATATTTCAACTGCCACCACTCCTTTACATCGGTTCTATATCTGATAGTTATCTTATGAGAAATCTCGGCCTGTAGTTGATCGGCAACCACTCTCTCTTTTCCATTAGGGACTTTTATCTCACCCCATACAGTAGCAACCGTACTAAATGTCTCTGATATAGAACCTGTCTCCGTTCTCGCCTTTGTGGGAGCCTGTATCTGTATTCTTTTTCTAAGGTTTCCTATACTCATCTTCTATAACCAAATAATCGTATATTTCTGAAGAGGTCTCATGATATCCTTTTCGGCATCTTCAGCATTGGATGCTTTCAATGCCCCTTCATCCGTGTTCCAGTCACCCCTATTCTCGTACCAGTAAGAAACCAGTCTCTTGATCACGGTTCGTATTGGCTCAGGTACGTTTGTTCCAGCATCCCCATATCCAGCAACAAACTCTACATTAATTGCATTTACAGGGTAAAGAGAATCAGTAGGCCATGCACTATCCGGTGGCAGCACAATTCTTCCTAATGTTCTACTCGTATCTACAAGATAATCTGTTGTCACTGTCATAGTAGTGTCATCGTTATTAGTATCAGTATAAATAATAGAAGTAACGGACTGAAGCTTTCCAAACGGTAGTTCAAAAAAATCAGTGCCGGGGAAATCTTCAAGATATACATTCCATGTCTGTGTAATCAAAGCCCTTCGTGTTTTTTTCTCCACCTGCTCCCGTGCGGCAGTTATTAAAGCTGTGACAAGGTCATCATCTGCACTCTCAGCAGCATCCCTTGTAACGCTTACTGAGAATATACCAGAGTCATTCGCCACTACATAAACGGCTCTGACATATTGCTTTACACCATCGTATTCTTTTGTATAGATATCATTATCATTAGCAGCGGTTACCTGTGTAAAAGCTCCACCAGTAAAATCATTCCATGTAGCATTGTCATCGGACTCCTCTATATGAACATCAACTGTGGTGGTAGCCTCAACTGTTCCAACGTTGAATGTAAAGAGAGTTCCATAGCCTTGTCTGTCAACAGCGGTCCCGTTAGCTGTTCCTATGCCATAAGATGCTGGTGCTATAGACTGATCCACAAGAAGATCAGCTTCAACATCAACACTATCCAATCTCAGATACTGTTTCATCTCAGACAGACTGACAGGCTCAACTGTTGGTGCAGTATTAAGAACCCTCATTAAGCTTGGTATAGTCAATGCAAGTTGATCATCACTATCCCCTCTATTTCTACTTCCGTATCTATATAACATTACTGTGTCCTAAATTAATTATATATTGTCAATTTATGCTCGCTCCCGGTCCTAAAGTTTCCCATCCTGAAAAGTATTTAGTTCCTAAAAGCCCCCCACCAGCTCCTGAGAAAAGCGATAGTTCCTTCATTGCCACCTTTCAAAAAATCAGGGGGAATCAGGAAAGGACTTCCCCCGATTAGTTATCGACGTTGCCAGACTTTTAGATAAGTAAGGGTTATCTTCGATGCTACAGTTCCGTTTGTCTTAACTCCTATGTAAGGAATCAATTTATCAGCCCCTGTCATCGAAGCTGCTGCGTTTGTTGCCAATAAGGAATTTGCCGCATAGAACTTTACTTTACCATCATCATGCATCTCAATCCGATAAGTCCGTAAAGTATCCGCAGCCCATGCAGCCCCAGTTGTTTCCGTTCCATCAGTTCCATCTTTAACCGTAATACTATTAATAGTATCGGTTGTCATTTCGGAGTCTGTGAAAAAGAAAGCCCCATCGGTCGCATTCGTTGTAGTAGTTGTTCCGTTTTTGGTAACAGCAATATTACCCGCAGATTCTGCCTGCGCATCACTAAATCCTATACACCAAGCAGTTCCAGAAGCATCACTACCGGCGACCTCAAATTCCATCGTCGCCCATAGACTAGGTTGCCACTTTGCACTTAACGCAGCCTGAACATCATTATTATCAGATGCTCCGGTTGTAAGAACCAATCCATCAGCATTATACTTAGCCAGACCACTGTTGGTTGCCTGTAATGCATAAGTATCGGTAACCCCTCGAACTGTAGTCCCTGGTTGATATAAATCAAAGAACTGGTCCGGAGCCATCACAGCAACAGTTTCACCAGTACTCTTTTCGTAAAATTCCTGCGTGCCATTTGTCCATCGAGCACTAATACCATAGGCAAATATGGAAACTGTGTATGAAAGTATTAATACCACGAGAAATATGGCTATTTTATTTAATCTTGTCATCTTATTTTTTACCTCCTTACCAAAAATATTATTAATTAAGTGATGCCCTCTGCACTCCCACGAGGAGGGCATGTCACGGACGAAGGAGATACAAAGAACACCACTTAAACTCTTACTTGTTCTTTGATCCCGCTACCATCTTATCTTTTTTTGGAAACTCCAAGCCCCTTCGTTTGATGCCGGATACAGATGGTTTTGTTTTTGCTGATTTTTTCTTTGTCATCTTTTTTGCCCCCTTCTTTTTTGTTGATTTTTTCTTGGTGACTTTTTTCTGTTTCTTTTCACTCACCTCATGGGCAACACCCCGCTCGATCATCTTTCGTGCTTGCCATTCCACTATACACAACTCTGTGCCCTTTGGATCTCCCAACCACTCTTCATCAAAAACAATTTTCAGTCCCCCTTTTTTTATTTCCTCGCTATATGATTTCTCCTCAGGATCCACATGAGCAGTGCCACGATCAATCATCAATAAAGCCTGCTTGGTATTAAGATCAAGATGTTTCCCTTTTGGATTACCCATCCACTCCATATCGAGTATTATCTTCATAATGAATTGCCCTCCTTTTAAATCCTTTTGTTAAAAATTAATCGGTCACTGCTTCAACAGCAATACCGCTGTTGTACCGGAATCCGCCAAGTACATACAGACCGCTAACGATGAAAGCATTCGATCCAGCACTTGCGGCAACATCAACCCGAATACAATCAAAACCATTAGCAATATCCAACTGGCTTGCATTGATCTCGATCACATAGATACTTGCAGAAGTACCCATCGTAAAAGTGTCCGAAGTAACATCCGTCTTGGCCAGCGTAGAACTTGTGGTTAAAGTTCCTTCCTTCTGGTATACAGTATCAAAAGCAAGTGCCTTTGAACTACCTCCAGCTACCGTAGTTGCCTGCAACAGAGTGACAGCAGAGCCTGCCCCACCAGCAAGAACGCCAGCCATAAGGACAATTGTTATCCGATCCGCATTCTTCAGAGAAACCCAATCCTCAGTCGGAACACTATCAACATCGACAGGACCGAATGCAGTAACGATTTTGGTAATATCTATCAACTGTTTACTCATTTTATACTTACCTCCTATTCAAAAAAATTATTTAAATTTATGTGTAAAGCCCTTCAGGGGGAGACGGTAGCAGAAAGGAGCTAAACCAAACCTCTACCACCTATATCACCCCCAGTCAAGAGCACTTATTACCTTGCTGCCAATCCGACAAACGGTGACAGGGTATCTGTAGCATACCGAGTGGTGAGTGCTGATTTCCACCAAGGCTGACCATCGATCCGGAAAACAAAACGGAAAGCGGTCTGATCGTAATCAAATTTCAAGTGCATACTAGATGCGAACTGCATACCCGCTCCATTGCCACTTTTCTGACCCACAAGGTATTGTGAAAAATCAGTAAAGTAAATATCACCAAGATCGCCAAGTGTGCGGCAATGCTCAGTATAGACGATGGGTTTGCCCATAAGGGTATCAAACGGTTTCCCACTTAAACCACCTGCAGGCATATAGGCGATAGACCCACCAGTACCAACAGCAAGACTCATTGTGGCAAGCTGTTTAAAAGTATCATCATTTGCATACCATACTCCCTTCCTCTTATTAGAAAGGCGAGCAAACATCTTGACGATATTCTCAAACAGAATCGTATCTGCGCCCTGTCCACCTTCTGCTGCAACCGAAATCAAACACGGAGCATTGATGATACCAAGAGGCTGTCCAGCACCAGTTCCATTCAGAAGAACCCAGTCGAGTTCATAGGTCAGAGCGTCCGAAAACATACTTGTGATCAGAGGTTGAATGGAAATCGGAGAATCTTCCATCAGCTCATCAGATACATAGGTAAGCCCCGCTACCTTTTTCAGATTCAATTCCACGTTGCCCAACTTAGGTTTCGTCCCGGTTTTCTGTGCTTCCTCGTTCAGCCATTTAAACTGAACACCTCCATGAACCGTTCCACCACTTCTATCAAAACCAGAAACAGTAGGTATCTTAACGGAATTGGTTGCCATAGGAATAATCATGGCAGACTGCAGGATGTTGGAATTCTCCACCGCTACCTTCAACAGTTCATTCCTGAACTCTTCCGGCACGAGGAATCCACCACTTGCTCCATCACCTTCAGTCATGCTGGGAGTACCGGCAGCTTTCAGCATTGCATCATAAGCCACAAGTTTCTCATCCCAATCAGTTCCACTCCGTCCAGCCTTGAAAGTACTGTGGGCAAAATCGGCAAAATTAACAAAACCACCCTTGGGATCCTTGCCCTCATCTTTGAGATGGGTTTCATCCCCCGCAATAGCCTTCACCTTCTCATCCCATGTCTTGTCAAGCTCTTCACTGTACGCAGCGTATTTCTCTTCAACAAGTGACTCAAGTGCAACCTTATCATCTTCCCTTGCCGCGGTGATAGCCTCAGTAATCTGATCTTTGATCAGGTCACCACACATCTCTTTAAATTTCTCTTTCGTTATTTTTGTACTCATCTTTCGCTATACCTCCTATCAAAATATTGTGTTTTTATTTTTACCCTCACCATTGATAGCAATACTGATGTCGTATTCTTGCCCTACCCTCGTTCGCATGAAGCTAATAAACGGTTCCGCAGATACACACAATATTTGCTTTTAAAAAATTACAATACCTTTCCAGATATTATATCTTTTTTATTCCTAATAATATCAGACCCTCTAGCAATCTTGACATCCTTCATTATATCTGCCAAAAAAGTCTTGTCTGATAAAATTTCCTGCACATCTTCTAGCGATACATCATCGTCAGAAGAAAAATCCAAATCGTAAGTTTGATCATCCACTCCCTTACCACCATCCGGCGACCTCGGCTCACTGGCATCCAATAAAATGGATAGAGCCTCTACAGCAGTTGTCAATGTTGATAAAGTGTTTGTTACTATCGTCCGATTCTTTCCAGATAAAACTCTGCCATCTTTCTCCTCTGCCTCCCATTCCTCAACCCGTTTATTAAGATTGTCCAAATCCTCTTTACTTATAGCCACAAGACTACCATCAGAAAGACCGGCAAGGATTGGATTCCTCTTAATCAAATCCCTTTTTGTAGTACATGAAGAACAGGTCTCTTTGAATTCTTTGGTTTCAAATTCTTTTTCACAATCAGCACATCGGCAGAGATAAGATTTATCAGGTTCGATTGGACCTTCTTCATAACAAGTATCACAAATAGTATTATCCTCCCCATCCTCATCTATCTCAAACCACTGCTTACATTTTTCACAACAAGCAATATCAATATCCTCATCATCAAAACATTTATTACAAACTGTCTGTTCACCCTCCTCCGATTCAAATTCTCCACCACATATATTGCACATACAAATAACTTTTCCCTCGTCCTCCTCTTCTTTATATTCGGTAACCATAAAATCAATGTCATCATGAGTAACAGTACTGCAAAGTTCAAATTCCAATAGCTTCATATCAGCATCATTGTATTCTTTAAACTCTGGAGGTTCTGCATCAAACTCTCCATAGTGTCCAACAAGGTGATCGTAAACACCTCTCTTCTCATTATTGGGTATTGCCACCCCGCCACGAGCCCCAAGCAGTGCCCCCATTGCTGCGACCACTCCTCTCCATACAGCCTTCTTATCACTGGGTCTATGATGGGGGAGTTTAAAATCTCCTTTGGTCAGATCATCAGATTCTTTCTTTCCATCGAACCAAGTGGTTATTGATTTGAGCATATCAACATCAGATGCTCTCATCACAGCAGGACCATTCCACACTTCCTCCACTGGGGCAATTCCGTATGACTTAAAAGGTATCACTGTTTTCTCTCCATCTGGTTCTTTGTCTTTACAGTTACAATTCTCATCTTCACAATCACAAAGTTCCAGTTCCAGATCGTCATCCTGAGTATCCTCATCAACAACATCTTTTCTATCGGGATCAACATCTTTCCCAAAACCATCACAAGCACACTCCTCCGAATCACAACCACCACAACGTTTCCCAATATCAGTTTCGAATGCATGATTTATCACAAGGTCCACTTTCTTCTCCTGAAGGATATCTACCACAGTATCAACAATACATTTCTCTTTAATATTTCCTTCCCCTATCTCAGCGATCAAGGCATCAGGACACGCCGGGATACTCACACAACTTATCTCCAGTAATTCTGCTTTTTTAAATAGACGATATTTTATAGGATTCCCCTTCTCATCCTTTTTCTCCCGATCGTCAAAGGCTTTCGGAATAAACCCTACGGAGAATGCTCGCATAATTCCCTGCTTGTACAACTGGAAAACTTCTTCCCCTCTAGCAGTCTCAGCAAAGATAGCCTTGAACCACAACCCTTCTGGTCTTGCCTTAATAGACACCACCCTACCAACCGGCAGTGATCTATAATCATGGGACAACATCAGGACAGGATTTTTCTTTTTAAAATCTTTTAAATTTGTCCAAGCATTCGTAGCAATAATTTCACCGTCTCGATCCAAAGTAGGCTTGCTCCCCCACGCCTCAATGCTCCTCTCCTCATCATTGACCGCCTTCACTTCAGATATGCAAAATAACTTATTTTTTATTTTCATGTCATTGTATCTCCTCTGCTATATTATCATTTACTAAATGTATATCCACACTGTAAACATTTCCTGTTATGTTCTGAGTGAAACTTCAGTTTATATATAAACCCACATAAACCTATGGGGCATTGTTCATTCGCTACGAATATCACGCTGCTATCCTCTACTTATATATCCATGTTTCTCGTTAAATTTTCTATTTACTTCGTCAAAACATTTATTATGGTATATCCCTGCTCTTGGAGATCCAGTCATTGCCGTAAAATCATCCTCTTCAACTTCCTTACCACAACTGTTGCATTCAATAAAATAATCAGGACAATAGACAAGCCTATTATTCAAACTAAGCCTTGCTTTGTTCCCAGCAGCACAAAGCACCTGCCCCTTACCCCTTTTATATACAATTCGATAGTTATAACAGAAGAAACAATTTATATCTCTCACGCTGCTGCTTTCTCCCTTGTATCGACTATCCTGTATTCAAGTCTGATATTAAAATAAGTGCTTCTATTCTTTCGGAGGTATAACAACCCCTTTGTAGCATCTTCAATTCTTCTATACTTTTGATAACTCCTTTTCCACTTATCACTTCTATCAAACAGCGTTATGAACCAATCGTCAGGATCAATCTCATCGAAGTTTGTTATCCTCTCCTCTATAACAAATGGTTTGTTCTTGCATTTCTTTTTCGGTGGTTTACTATGCTCATTCTTCCAACTATTTCTCGGAAGATATGGTTTGCCATCTCGTCGGTCTTTATCTCCTCGTTTCCGCTGGCTCATTTATTTTTTTAACCTTAGAATGTTTGCATTCGGGACACGTTACTATTTCTACTTTTTTTAAAGCTTCAACAAAATATTCCCCAAGCCTTTTAGACATTTCATATATATTATTGTTCTCTTGACTATTCATTCCGGTTTCTCACATGGGGTATAATTTTCACATTCACCATTATCTATTTTTATATTTTTTAAATTACACTGGCACACCGGACCCTTAACCTGAAAAATACAATCAGTTGTAAAACAATCCACCTTAACTATTGACTCGATATCTAGCGTAACTTTTATCTCACCACCACCAGCCATAGGTTTGCCCTCCTATATCACAGCATTTTTTGGCACATCATTATCAATATCCATCGGGGTGAAGGTCAAGAAAGCCTTGTCAAGTTTATCTCTTAACTGCTGGGTGGTCAGACCAGAACCAATAAGTGTTGGGATGTCACCAAACTGCCTTCTATATATTCTGAGAAGTTGATCCAAACTTTCATCATAAATTATTTCACCCATTGCTTTTGCCCTCCATTAACTAATAAAAGAAAATTGTAATCCATGATCCCCCTTAATAGGAAACGTATGAACAATACTTCCAGATAAAATATCTTGAGGTATCCCTTCAGGAAAAGCCTTACACTTATTCCAATTTTTTTTACTCAAACGTCTACAATGATCACAGGCTAATTCTGCCATACCACCATTCACAAAAATAGCTCGTCTATTTTTAACTGTCATTTAGATGCCCTCAACACTTTTATTTTTCTAAATTTTGTTCCAGTAGAAACAAGTCCCGACTCTGGTCCTAATGTAGAAAGTCCCCCATAAAACCACATCACATCATCAATAGGTATTGTTGCTTCAACAAGTATATGACTATCCCCCACAGCATACCTACCTGCATGGTTTACATCAGTCGACCAATAAGTCCCATTCATTTCTTTTATTTGTTTAGTTTTCTTCATTGTAGCTATATCATCAGCTTTCATAGAATTCATTCCACGAAATACTTTAAATTCTTTTACCCCCTGTTTCTTTAACCATTCCCTTTGAACACTTGCTGCTATATGAGATAATTCTAAAACTTCATCTGTTACTTTTCTTGAAGCATTAATCATAGTAAGTAATTGATCTGCTGATCCATTTGACATCATTCCTACAACGCCCATATCGCTTGAATAAGTAAATTTACCTGTCTTTGCATAACTCATAGCCGTTGACATAATGGGACTTTGTCCTATAGTTTCCAATCCTTGACCACTGGCACTACTCCAACTTTTAAAAGATTTAATAGCTTCCTCAGAAAATTCTTTATATAACATTTTCTTTTCTGCCATTACTGCAACATCCTCTGCTGCTTCCGTTAATAATTTTGCCCTACCTGTCACAGTTTCTGGAAATTCTATATTGCCAGCATTTCCTAAATTAAAAATCTCATCAGCGTTTTTCTTCCCCCAATTTTCTGCAACAGAAACATTGCTTGTAAGTTGAGATATATCTGAAGTGGGAAGTACTGTTGAAGGAGTTGGTTTCGGAGCAGTGACCCCTGTTTGACCACCTCGGATCGGTTTATTTACCATCACTCTTGCTTCTTTTATTTTATCCTCAAACCCCTTCACCAATTTTGGGAATCGTTTTTTAAGTATATTGTATTCAGCCCGATTATTTATTGTTAAACTCATAAGTTGAGTAAAAATTTCTGGTTCTTGATAAGGAGTAGTAGCCCAATATTCAATACTATGCCCAGAAGACTGACCACCTTTTGATAAAGCTGAAATAATATCTTTTGCAGAACGATCATTTATCCCAAGATTCCTTTGCAAATCTCTGATAGCTACCCTGCCCTCATATTCGGTATTGACAATAAATTTCTTAATTCCTTTTCTCGTAGTATCATCAAACTTATCTCCAAAAACTTTTATATATTCCCCAATAACCCTTATCGCATCAGGATCATAGAAAGCATTTTGTCCGGACATCTTCACAAGAGTATCTCTCAATTTTGTATCCGACATTTTATTTAATTGTTTTAATCTATTTTGACTATATATCTTCCACTTTTTTAAATCCTTTTTAGTCTCTTTAACTATCTCCTTGCTTAATTTCCTTATCTCTTTTCCAAAATCTCCTGTTTTAGAAAACCATGCTGATCGGGAGGTACCAAAAAAATTATTTGGTTTTTTAGAAAACATATTATCAAGAAAATGTCCATACTCATGTGTTGAAGTTCTGTCTGCAGTTACGCGAGACATATGAGTAACTTTTTCCTGTGGGTGATAATAAGAATTTTTGCTATCAGGCAAATCTCTCTTAACCCCTTTCGGAATCGGTCCTCTGGCAACAATCTGCTGCAATTCATTATCGGCTTGTTTATATTGTTCTATTAATATTCTTCTTTCTGCAGCACTTATGCCTTTTGCCTTCTTGAGCCTTGTTTCAAAAATCTTCATCGGCTCTTTATAATCAGCTGTAGGATCTATCGGAACAGATCCAGAGGGAACTATATCATCCAACAATGCTGTATCAACCATCGGAACCAAAGTACACCTACACGATGGATGAATCGGAGGACCATTTACATTACCATAGTCCATCGATAGTTTACCTCCTCGATCACCAGTAACGGTACTGCCCTCTTTTGCAAAAGGGTTATCAAGAGGAAAAACCTTACCATCCATCTTACGACAGAATTGACAATTGTGAACAACAATCTTGTTTGCCGTATAACTATGATCCTCCTCAACCTCAAGATTATATACCGGCTGAGTCCTTCTCACCTTCCATTTCTTTACTGACTTGACTTCTATATCAATAAAGCAACTCTGTTGTTCAATAGCTTCCTCTAATCTAATTGCGCACGATGAAAAATTATTTATAATATCATTCTGTTTAAAATGTAATATCTGTCCTGTAAAAACCTGACTTAATTCTCTATCTCTTTTTCTAGTACTAATATCTGTATGGAAATAATCACCATCAGCCTCAATTATGATATTGTAATCAGGAAGAAAAAAGTCAACCCAAAATCTCCTCTTACCATTATTATAATATTTTTGAGGTTCAAAATTTATGCTTTCCTTTTCCAAAAACCACCTGACCTTTTTCTCAAGATAAGAATTGCCTAAATGATTTTTTCCTCTATTAATAAAAGCAATTTTTAAAGCAGCATCATGTCTTTCTTTATTTTTCCATCCCCAATCAGGTTGCTTTGCAAGTTCCCTATTCTGCTTCACTTTCATCTTCCATGAAGGGGAACCTTTTTTATAAACTTCTTTGTTCGTCTTTGAAATCTTATCTTTGAAATCTTGCTGAAATTTTTCATCTTCCCATTTTATATCAAAAGCCTTTCTCATCTTTTTTGTTTTCTTATATTTTCGATTATCCTCAGCAAGTTTTTCTTTCTGTTTTGGATCAGACCATCTAACTTTATTTGAATTCTGAGCATTACAAGAATAAGAACAATATTTTTTATCAATAGGAATTAAAGTATTACACTCTCTGCAAGGATGAGCTATATAAACTATCTTATCTCCCTGCTTAATTTTATCTGCTCTCTTCCATTCTCCATTAACAAGTATGGGATGATTTGCTGTACAAGTTAATCCTTTACCTCTACGAGAATTCCCCAAATTAATTCTCACAAACTTCCCAACAAAATTACTTCTCTTTAAACCTATTACTTTTCTATAACGATCTTTATGAGTAAGTACTTTGTCCCCAACTTCAATATCCTGAATAGGAACAGAACTATTCTTTGTCTGTACTCTTGTACCAGCAGGAAAACAAACCCTTTCGTCAAGTGCGGTGACCCATTCTTTACCTGTTACAACCCCGCTCTGTTTGTATGCCTCTATGGCTCCCTCATTTGCTGCCCGTGTAGTTTCAGTTCTCGCAATCTGCCGAGCCTTAACATCTGACATATTTTCAAACTGGTCCTTCACCCGATTTCTTAACTGAGTAATACTCTCTCCATTCTCTACCCCTACCGCAAGAGCATTCCTAATTCTTTCCTCAGCTGAGTTCATTACGCTATTGGCAAGCTTGATACTGTTCTCTGCAACGAACTGGGTCATCAATGGGTTATCTATAGCGAAAGAACCAATAAACTCTGCCTGCTCACCTCCAACTATGGTCTGAAGTTGAGCCATAGTCCGAGCACCGTTCTCAGCAGTGACTTCCTTCATGAACTCTTGACCTTCCTCTCTTAATCTTTTCGTCCACTCCCTGTTGCTGAACATCCAATTATCAAACTGATCTTTTGTTACCATTACCTCATACGAAGTGCCTTTAGCATCTCCGTATACAAATCTCTTTTTCATCCTCCCCAACATCTGCTTACCCATATCAAGAAACATCTTCGATAATACTTTCCGAAACTTTTCAGCATTTCCGATATTAGCTTTAAAGAAATCCATCCACCATCTGATCTGCTCCCTACGAGATAGCTTCTCATTCTCTTTCAGAAGAATATCAAGGCACAGATCCATAGCCAGAAGTCCCGCTAGATCGTATTGAATGGTATTCAGCTGTTGTGTTTGAAGATTCATTTACTCTTTAATATCCTCATAGTATTCTTCGATAATCCCTCTCAACTTCAAAGCATTTATTAATTTAAGATTTTCTTTCTGTTGTTTTTTCACTTGCCTTTTTAACTCATGAATATCTTCAAATATCGCAAGTATAGAAGTTTCCCATACCAAATCTAAAGCTCTTCCATACTCAGTCATATACTTATGAACTTTTTCTCTTTCAAATACTTCATCTTCTTTCTGAACTTCTTTATAAAATTTTTCTATTGCCATAGGTTTGCCCTCCTATTGGTTTACTCTGGAATAAACAACTCATCCCTTATCATATAGCAGTCACACTTATCATGACATGGTGTGACTATCTCATCAAAGTTAGCATTGTCAAGAGTCTTACAACCACAGTTTTTTAATTCACATTTATTACCAACCCTGAAGATGAATGGTCCATCCATCGATTTCTCTTTTTGTATCTCCTCAACATTCTTGTCCAAATCAATATGCCTTCGTTAAAGGATTCCGAATCGTGCCGACAGCCAGAGAGGAGGCATTCCCGATGACCATTACCTGTCGTGTAGTGACAACTTCCTTCACAGCCTTTGCAATAGCCTTGCGATCCAATATAGTTAACTTGATCGGAACCATCACTGTCACAATATCTTTATCAATGACTTTTGTTTTCTTGGCGACTTTGACCACTCCACAAATTATTTTATCGATGTCACTGACTTTAGGTTTTGCTTTCGTTTCATCTTTTGCCATAATTTTTTGTCCTCCTTTTTAATTTATGTTTAACAATTATATACCTTGCCGTAAATCAAGATACACATCATTCGATAGCAATCCATACAATGTATTCTGCCGTTAACCAATCCATAGTCCTCATCACCAAACATTTCCCTACCACACTCAGTACAGACATATTTCTGAGTTCTATATTTTTTATCTATATTTGTTTGAACAGTTTCCATATTATTAATACCCTGCTGATTTCTTTCCCTGTATCTCCTGAATCTTTTGGTAAATACGTTGGGCAATCGCGGCAGTAACATTTTCATCCTGTTCGGGAGGAGCAGTACCGACCGGCAACCATAAACCCTGTCCAAGTGGCAAGTCACCCCATGAAACATCGTCCAGTCCATCCTTTTTTCTCTCCTGATTAATACTGGAGTAGAAATATTTCAATCGGGATTCTCTCTGCTTTATCTTCAGTTCTGTATCTTCAGGCAACAGATCATCGTAGGCAACAAACAGATTTTCATCATATCGAGGTATCACCTGCTCATTCAGTTTCTCCTCGATCCTTGTCAACCTCGGCTCAATGGTATCCTTAATCCATTGTCTCTCACCAGCCTCTGCATTCGCCTTGTTAACATTCTCGGTAACTATCTTGCTCATTGGTACACCGAAGGCAGCAGCAATCATCTCCCTGTTGTACTTCTTCCCCTTTTCAAATGCCAACTCCTTGGGACTGAAAGCTATCTTCTCATACTTTAATCCGGATGAGAGGACAACGGTTTTGCCCTGACGACCAAACCCACTATACCGAGCCTTCCATAATTTCCTGATCCTTTCAAACTCCTCCTCATCAAGTTCCTGTTCGGTACTCAGTACACCTTCCGGCGCGGCATTGTTCTTCAACAAGGCTTCCTCAAATGCCTGCCCCTGCTGATCAATAACAAATGTTTTCCTGACCGCAACCAGAGGACTATAGCCATAAAACATACTCGTTGGAGATCCAAATTTAAAGTGAACGATCTCGTGGATATCAAACGGAATCTTGATCGTCCCCATATCATAGACATACCCACCAACAAATGTTTTATCATCTGTAACAATCTTCATGTTCTGACTTGGCAGTACCCATATCTGTCTAGGAATCTTCAAAGTTGGATCATCAGCGATGTACCAAAAAGCATCCCCTGTTAGCTCAAGATAAATTTGGGTCAGTTCCCACAAGTCAAACCGATTAATAAAAGCATTCACATTCTGCATGAGTAAAAGGAACGGGTGATCAACCACTTCCTCAACCTCTACTGCTTTTGAAAGCCACGGTTGTAGATGAGCAAATGATTCCAGGCGATCTCTTTTCTCCTTCGTCACTGCTCTCGTAGGAACCTGAAGTTTACGTCCCGGTACTTTCTTGGCAACAAATAATCTCAATGGGGCATTGGCAACTGCCGAAGAATTTCTACTCACACAAACATAGACCCAATCCACATATGCCTGCACTTGAAGCTTGGGGTTATCTGGCTGGGGTATGTCCTTACCCCTCTGCATTGGGTTAATGATAAATGGTATCTTGGTCTTACTGATATTCATATCCGCCAGTATATCCTCACGGGCAGACTTCTTCTCTACATTCTCAAATTGTGATTCCATTAAGTTCATTTATATCCCAGCTCCTAAAATATCCCACATATCTATATTCAATGGTTCTCTTTTTATAACACTCTTTATTGATACCACTCTTACAAACTTACTATCTCTATATAATTCAACCTGCCCACACCTTCTATTACCAGTAATATATTCTTTATTACGCCATAAAACTTTAACACCAGCATTAATAGTTAGATTCATCTGCTTTGCTCCACAGAGTTAATCATTTCTCCAGTCGATGTAGTAAGATTCCATTTTTGTTTTGATGGCAGATCCTTTTTTATAAAAGCATCAGGCTCCTTGCAATCTTCAGGTATATACTCTTGGGTCATATCGTGCCACGTCAGATTCAGTTCATACTTGCTACAATACTGCCTCTCCTTGGAACAGTTAGGACAGTCATAGCAACGGGAGATAGTAAACATAACTTTCTTTTTAGTTGTCATATAGACACCCCCACTTTTTGTTTCAGATAATGAATATCTCTGAGTATGTTTGTCACATGTTCTTTCTGTAAAGAGTCTCCCACATACTCATCGGCTTTCTCTTCATCAAATTTTTCTACCGGCTTTTTCATTACTTCCTTATAACCAAAAAATGAAGTCACTCCCAACAACGGTATTTTCTTTATAAAATCTCTTCGTTTCATATTTTTGCCCTCCCTAGTTTATTACTTATTCCCAAATCGGAAAATCCTTCTCCTCACAAAGTGCTAGTAACTTAGCCCTACATTTTTCAATTGCCAAATACTCTTCACTTGTTAAATCTTTATTGTGGTCAAGTTCGATATTAATCCAATTATCAAAATCCTGCAATGCTGATAAATATTTACTCCCATTCTTGGCGCAGTTATATTCATACTCCTCATCCGGTAAACTAAATATGGTAAACTCGATCACTTGATTGATCCCCCCGTCGCCTCACTCAATCCTATATTCAATAGTATAAGATACCCTATCAGATCATCCACGGTGTTCTCATCATCTCCACTAAACCCAGAATTTTTTATTCTACTTAACTTGTCATCAATCCTATCACTTAACTGCTGTACCGGATCTGCTTTTGAAAATATCCTCAAGGGCTCAAGGGCTGAATTGCCATACTTAATATTCTTCTCCAGCAGGAGTTTCTTAATCCTATCACACTCTTCAGCTATCTGTCTTTGTGAACGCTTGCTCATATAAACTATTTTCCCAATTTCTTAATTCTGAATTATCTCTCCTCCATCCAACAGTCCCAGTGGAAATAACCGTTACATGCTGTTCTTCCGATCTATATGCCCTTTGTTTCTCATCATCTTTTTCTTCCCTATCAACTTTCATTCCAAATGTATGTTCAACAGCATGATTGATTTCATGATAGAGAGTATCAAGCATCATCCACTTACCCATATCATGCACAACCCATAGTATTTTTAAATCAAACTCACATTGGCCAGATGACATATGGGTTAAATAATATTTAAAATCCACCCACCTGATCTCATAATCAAAAGGTCCAATCTTAACAAACCCAACAGGACAACCATAAGTATCAATCTCCTTTTTAATCATAGTATGATCTTCTCAGCTGAAACGGGTTTACCTCTCCTTACCGCCATACAGACACAACCAAGTTCGGTTGGATCGTACCCCGCCTCCTCGCTATAGCTATCCCCCTCTATCTCCAGATCATACATCTTCACAAAACTTCCTCCCGAAATATACCAACAATGGTCAGGGTGTATATAGCTCCTACCAGTTAAGTCATGGGGCTGTGAATAGTGCTGAGTAATTTCTTTTCCATTGTCTGATAAGTATAATGCATGGGTCGGCTCATGAATCAAAATCTTGTGGCAATGTCCTTGAGCCTTGATAATACAGTCACCATGTTTTTCCTTTAACAACCTTTTCAGGATCAGCTCCATATTTGTTTTTCTTCTTGCGGGGTCATCGGCTGTTGAACTTATCGTCCTCTTCCCGTGAGTTGCAAAAACTTTAAACAGCTGCCTACCCGACTTGGTAACAAAAGTTACCTTTGCGCTCCAAGTACCATAGGGGATTTTCAACTCCCTACATACGTACTGGGTGGACTGGAAATAAGGCCACATATGTTTAGGATGGTTACCGTTCAAGATACATATGTATTTCTCAGCCCCAATCTTTCTTGCTTCTCTGATGTACTCCTCAGCCTCGTACAGACACATCCCCGCCACCGGACCAATATCATTATCCTTGAGTATCTTGGATAGATGTGCCGGTGAGAACCTCTTAATGTCCCTCATGGAAACAGACTCGGTTACATCCCCAACATCAATCCCAATATTATGGTCCACCCCACGGTGAGGGCTGTTCATTCTCTTTGCTAACTTCCCCCACCCTTTCTTATAAGCAAATGGGTTACCACAATGACGATCTCCAAAAATCCACAAGTTAAAATTCAGCGGTACTTCTCTTGTTATAAGTTTCAAAATGATCAGACAGAATTTTTACCGCGGCAGTTGATACAAGTAATATACATCTCTCCATTATCTTTAATATCGGCATCCTCATCGAGCAGTCTGGTACAGTTTGTACATCTGCCTTCTGTCCTCAGTTTCCTCCTAGATTCAAATATGTATCTACATTTCTCTTCAGGTGTTTGGTGCTTATTGACTGACACCTGATGACTTGCCAAATGTTTTTCACAATGCAAATAAGGGTACAATGCAGGACGAGAGCACCAAACACATATCCCCTCTATTCTTTTTCTTTCCCTTTCCTTTTTCTTTATCTGGTTGTATCTGAGTTTCTGTTGTTCATTCATTTCTTACTGATTATTAAAACATTCTTTATGACACTCGTTGCATACTTCTTTGTACTTAAAAAGATTTGGATCGTAAAAAGATACTGGTCTAAGTTCATCACTCACAATATTCATCTCCTTTAAACTTTTTTCTCCCTTACACATCTCGCACACAAACAAAAATCTATGCTGACCATTATCTCTCCCAAGACAAGTGGGAGGACAATCCTCACATCCATAATTAATATCTTCAAGGTCGAAACATCTCCGGTCACAACTCATTATTGTTTGCCCTCCAATTTTTAAAATTTAATTACTCATAACCATGTTCCAATTATTGAGTGGTATTAAATCTTTATTTCCTGTTGTCTCTATCCATTCATAAACTTCTTTGGTATCCGGATTAAAAAACTTAATGGGAAGTTTTGCCAATCTCTCCAATTTTTTATATGAAATTATTTTTGGATTGTCCATAGATCCAAAAACTATCTGCATCAAACACCATAATCTTTCCGGTACATTATACTTATTAGTCGGCATATCACATCGTCCTGATCTGGGGTCTCGCCCCCTTTTTGCCGTACTTGGTATAGAGACCATATCTAAAGGTATCACAGAAGTGATCATTGAACTTCACCGGCTCCTCCAGAACGTGACCATTACTATCCTCCCTGTAGGAATAACCGCTGATCTCCTTTACCCCATCGGGGCTGTTGTCAAGGATATGAAGCTTCCACCGCTTGCAGTAATCAATCCCATCACTGACCGATTTATCCGATGGCAGACATTTAAAACCGTTGTCGTTGATCTCCTTTATACGGGCGGGCTCCTGTGTGTCTGCATATATGGGATATCTCTTCCGGTTCTCTGTCGGGATCTTTTTATCCAACACCTTATCGATAAGATCCCGGTTGGTGTAACCCGGTTTATACAATACAATCTCAAGCCACGCCTCCATGATCGTCGGGTCAGCCCAGATCCTCGCCACACAGGTCGGGGAAGAGAAGCCAAAGTCAACGGCATATATTTCCCCTATACCTGCCCTAACCTCCTCGGGCACTTTGTCAACCACATCCCATTTGCGGTAAATAATATTCTCCAGCGAGCCCCACTCACCAAGGGTATAGATCCGGTGGAAGTTGGGATCCTGAGCCGCCAGCCCCTCGACATAATCAACATAATCCTTATCGAGATACGGATTGTCCTTATACGTGGATATGATCTCAGCCAGATCACCGGTCTGTTTATCAAGCAGCTCGGTCTTGATCCAGTGTATCTCATTGATGGGATTAAAAGCAAGATGTATCTGATTACGAGTACCCCCTCTGGGGACCGATGCCCTTAATCTCAACAACAGCTGCTTATAGTCGGCATGATCAAACTCCGTAGCCTCCTCTAATAAAATATCATTCCACTCTGTTGATTTAATTCTCTCAGGGTCGGCAAATAAAGAACCAAAGTGGAGAAGATTACGACCATAACGATAATTCATCTCCACCTTTTCCTCTTTCACATACCGATCCAGTTTATAGGAGTGAAGGATCTCGTCTATCTTCGGCTTTACCGATGCCCTTAATGACGGCAGGGTTTTTCTCAGTATTAATATCTTTCTCGGTCCAACGCCAAACAGCCGCTCAACCATCAGCTGGTATACACTATGAGACTTACTGCTACCCGCCCCACCACGAGAAAGGACAATCCTTGACCCGGATGCCTGCTTTAACTTCATGAAGACGGGGGTGATCTGTACGTCCCGTTCCTCAACCTGTCTCTTTGCCACGGTGGGGGCTTTTGATGATAGAGATTTATCTGACTTTGTTTTGTTCTTTCTACCAGAGCCATTGTTGCCGGGAGTAGGTTTTCTTAAATTATTAGAAACGGGTTTAGGCAAACCTTTTGATAATGTTTTACCAGGAGTACTTTTCTCAGAAGTCGTTTTGTTAATTCTTGTTTTCTCAGAAGTCGTTTTGTCTAAAATAATTGTGGAGGGGTTATCATTCTCCCCAGTCAAACACGAGCTATTTTTTGATAGGGGGATAGTCTGAGGGGGTTGAGGTATTATTCTTCCCTCTCTCCATATCAAATTATTGCCCTGTAACCCT